GAAAATGGCCAAAGAAGAAGCTGAAACTTCGGAAGAAGTTGTAGCTGAGGACCAGACTACCGAAGAGGAAGTCGTTTCTGAAGAAGAAACTACTCAAGAAGAGTATAACGTTGAAGAAGACGTTAACGCTCTCCTTGGTGGTGAAGAACTCTCCGAAGAATTCAGAGAAAAGGCTAAGGTCATCTTTGAAGCCGCTCTTAACTCTAAAGTAAAAGAAATTCAGGAAGCTCTCGAAGTTCAATACGCCGAGAAGCTGGCTGAAGAAAAAGAAGGTCTTAAGGACACATTGACTGAAAGAGTCGATGCGTATCTTGAGTATGTCTGCGAAGAGTGGATGAAAGAGAACGAACTGGCTGTTGAAGCTGGTCTGAAGACCGAAATGACCGAGTCATTCCTGGAAGGAATGAAGGGTCTTTTTGAAGAACATTATGTAACAATCCCTGAAGATAAATATGATGTGCTGGAAAGCATGGTAGAAAAACTTGATGAAATGGAGACCAAGCTCAACGAGCAAATTGACAAGAACATCGATCTGAACAAGCGTCTGGCTGAGTCCACCGCTGATTCGATTCTTGATCAAATTTCTGAAGGACTCGCTGTTACTCAGAAAGAGAAGCTCGCCTCACTTGCCGAAAGTGTTGAGTTTGAAAGTGAAGCCGAATATCGTGAAAAACTGGAGACCTTGAAGGAGTCATACTTCGCCAAGTCATCCCCAGCTCCAAAAGTAGCCCAACAACAGACTCTGTCTGAGGGTGTAGATACAACCGAAGCTCCTGTATCAGGATCTATGGACGCATATCTGCGTTCCCTGGGCGCTTTCAAAAAGTGAATTTAACATTAATTCAAACATTTAACTAATAGGTAAAAGCAATGTTTCAATCCGAAAGATTGCAGGAAAAGTGGGCACCACTTCTCGACTATGAAGGTCTTGATTCAATCAAAGATTCTCACCGTCGTGCTGTAACCGCAGTCCTGCTCGAAAACCAAGAGAAGTTCCTCAAAGAGGAAGCAGCTTTCTCATCAGGCATCAACCTGATGGAAGCCCCCAACATGAACACCGATCCTGGTTCAACTGGCAACGCTGGTTTCTCAGGTTCCGCAGCTGATGCTGGTCCTGTTGCTGGTTTCGACCCTGTTCTGATCTCCCTGATCAGACGTGCAATGCCTAACCTGGTCGCTTATGACCTGGCTGGTGTTCAACCAATGAACGGTCCTACTGGACTGATCTTCGCAATGAGAAGCCGTTACGAGAACCAGTCTGGTTCCGAGACCTTCTTCGACGAAGTAGATACCGCCTATTCTGGCCAAGACGCTGGTTTCGACCTGACCTCAGGTATGACCGACGTTAACGCTGGTCTGGGTACTACAGCTCAGTCTGGTACTAACCCAGCTGTTCTGAACCCTGTTGGAACCGCCTCCTCTACCGCCTATGATGTCGGTCAGGGTATGGTTACCCAGGACGCTGAATCCCTGGATGGTACAGGCAATAACGCCTTCAACCAGATGGCTTTCTCGATCGAGAAAGTTACTGTAACCGCCAAGTCAAGAGCCCTGAAGGCTGAGTACTCACTGGAACTCGCCCAGGACCTCAAGGCTATCCACGGTCTGAACGCTGAAGCCGAACTGGCTAACATCCTCTCAACCGAAATTCTGGCTGAGATCAACCGTGAAGTCATCAGAACCATCTACAAGGTTGCTGAACAAGGCGCTGTTTCTAACACCGCTACCGCTGGTGTATTCGACCTCGACGTTGACTCCAATGGACGTTGGAGTGTTGAGAAGTTCAAGGGTCTCCTGTTCCAAATCGAGCGTGACGCTAACGCGATCGCACAAAGAACTCGTAGAGGAAAGGGCAACATGATTCTGTGTTCCGCAGACGTTGCTTCCGCCCTGACCATGGCTGGTATCCTGGATTACACCCCAGCTCTGAACTCCAACCTGAACGTTGACGACACTGGTAACACCTTCGCTGGTACGATTAACGGTAAGTTCCGTGTATACATCGACCCATACGCCGCTAACCTGACCTCAGGTAACGCTTCCGCTGGTAACCAGTACTACGTTGTTGGTTATAAGGGTTCTTCACCTTATGACGCTGGTCTGTTCTATTGTCCTTACGTTCCCCTCCAGATGGTTCGCGCCGTCGGAGAGAACTCCTTCCAGCCAAAAATTGGCTTTAAGACTCGTTACGGCATCGTGGCTAACCCATTCGCCGAAGGTCTTACCCAAGGACTCGGAAGACTCCGTGTTAACTCTAACCGCTACTACAGAAGAGTTGCTGTTAAGAACCTCATGTGATCCATCACATCATTCCAAGACCTCCTTCGGGGGGTCTTTTTTTATGCCTATTCATAAATACTAAGAAATGAGTGCCGATTGATGGCGACAAGTAAAAGAACAGAAGTGAAGAGAGCTCTTCCTGTTTCTCAACCTGAGAACAGAAATTACCTGGCGGCTAACACCTTCGGGTTCTTTGTGGATAGAGCACCGACTGTTGGTTTCTTTGGAAGCGTCACTGCGATTCCAGGGTTGAATCTTGGTGTTGCCAACCAGATGAACTATATGAAGAACATCCCCAGACCAGGGGAGGTCATTGAATTTGAAGACCTGACACTTCAATTCTATGTTGATGAAGAGTTAAAGAATTACCTTGAGATTCAACAGTGGATTAGAGGATTGGGATTTCCTAAAGACCTTCAGGAAATTTATGACTGGCAAAAAGAGGCACCCTATGATAGAATAGGATTAAATCTGACTGGAACTGCATCACTGGTAATCTATAACAACCAGTTACAACCAAGTTTCACTGTGAGGTTTGAAGATATATTCCCATACTATTTGGGACCACTTGAATTCAACTCACAGTTGACAGAGGCTGAAAATCTTCAGTGTCAGGTCAGCTTTAAATATTCCTTATACACTATTGAGCCAGGCGGTGGTGGCTGTTGTTAATGATTGATTTACCTCAGATTCAGAAGATGTGGGAACAGGATTCTAAAATTGATCCTGACAATTTACATACTGAATCATTGAACATACCCGTACTTCATGCAAAATATTATGACCTATACAACAATCTGATTCTCCTTAGAAAAAAGGCAGAACAACAAAGAAAGAACATCAGACACGAACGTTACGAATACTTCTCAGGTAAAGCTGATCCTGACGTTTATGTGAAGAATCCCTTCCCAAAGAAGATTCGTGACAAAGATACGATGCAAAAGTATCTAGATGCTGATGAGAAACTTTCTAATTCATCACTGAAGATTGATTATTACGATACGATGTTGAAGTATCTTGAAGAGATACTCAAACAGATTTCTAATCGTACATATCAAATCAAAAACGCGATTGAATTTATGCGGTTTAGTTCAGGACTAGGATGAACGAAGAACACGATTATGATTACACAATGCACATGACAATCGAGAATGTTCGATTGATGTCATATTGTGTAGAACAAGCGATTAAGTATTGGCCAGGAGCTCCAGCTCGACCATATGAAGAACAGGAACACCTAAGGCATTTGAGAGATCAGTTTCAAAGAATGAGACTCGATCATTCATTCCATAATGATTAATAAATACTTATAGGTGAACCCTATAAGTATGGCTGATTTGACCATAGAGAAGGTAAACGAAGTTTACCTGAAGATCTCTACGGAACCACACATTGAATACGAACTCAGAGATAAATTTACCTTTGAAGTTCCAAATATGAAGTTCATGCCTCAGTATCGGAGGAGGCATTGGAACGGAGAGATTCACTTGTTCGATATGAGAACAAAGAGGATCTATGTTGGTCTGCTTGATAAGGTGGTAGCTTTCTGTGAGAAGGCAGGATATAGTTTTGAATTCAAGGACAATAAGTTCTATGGACTTCCTTTTGAAGTCAATGAAATGATCTGCAAAGAAGGTGTGAAGGACTACATGGGTTCTATCACATCAATCAAACCAAGAGACTATCAGGTTGATGCAGTTCATGATGCTCTGAGATATAATCGTAAGTTGCTAATCAGTCCTACGGCATCAGGTAAGTCATTCATGATTTACTCTGTTGTGAGATTTCATGTTGGACTGAAAAGAAAGGTTCTACTTGTGGTTCCCACCACATCACTTGTAGAGCAGATGTTCAAAGACTTCCAAGACTATGGGTGGGATGCTGAGAACCACTGTCATAGAATCTATGCAGGTCGTGAGAGAGTGAATACCAATGAGGTAACCATCACCACCTGGCAGTCAGTTTATCAACTGGATAGAACATTCTTTGAAGAGTATGATGTTATCATTGGTGATGAAGCTCACTTGTTTAAGAGTAAGTCTCTTATCGGGATTATGGACAAGTGTCACCACGCTAAGTATAGATATGGGTTCACAGGTACTTTAGACGGTACACAGACCCATAAATGGGTCTTAGAGGGACTGTTTGGACCGTCATATAAAGTCACAGGAACTAAGAAACTCATTGATGAAGGTCATCTAGCTAAACTTGACATTCAATGTCTTGTTCTGAAACATCGTCCTCAGAAGTTTGATACATATGAGGATGAGATTAAGTATCTAATCTCTCATGAGAATAGAAATAAATTCATATCAAATCTGTCAGTTGATTTGAAAGGTAACACTCTTGTTCTCTATACCAGGGTAGAGACACATGGAGCCATACTTTACGATCTAATAAATAAAAAAGTATCCGATGGTAGAAAAGTTTTCTTCATCCATGGCGGTGTGGATGCTGAAGACAGGGAACAAGTCAGAAAGATTACAGAGGAAGAGAAAGACGCTATTATCGTTGCCTCCTTTGGAACTTTCAGTACAGGCATCAACATTAAGAATCTTCATAACGTAATATTTGCCTCTCCATCAAAGTCTAGGATTCGTAATCTTCAGTCTATTGGTAGAGTCCTTCGTAAAGGCAAAGATAAAGTGAAAGCTAAACTCTATGATATTGCAGATGATGCAACCATGGGTTCAAGGAAGAATTATACTCTGAACCATTTCATTGAAAGAGTGAAAATATATGTTCAAGAACAATTCAATTATGAGATTATATCAATCAATCTTAAAGACTAAAGGAGTAGTGTATGAACGAAATAGGAGACGACTTCTACGCAACAATTAAACTCAGATCAGGTGAAGAGATCTTTTCTAAAGTAGCACCTTGTGAAGAAGAAGATAGAACTATGTTGATTCTGTCTAATCCAATCATCGTAGAAGAATTAGTAGTAAGAGGTAAGTTCCAAGGTTTCAAGATGGAACCATGGATAAAGACATCTAGTGACGATATGTTCATCTTGAACATGGATGAGGTCATGACGATGTCTGAGTCCGATAGTATCGAGATGATTGTATATTACCAAGACTATGTTCGTAAAATGAACAAGACGAACTATTCTAAGCTAGATAGAAAGATGGGTTACTTATCTTCTGTTCATGAGGCCAAGGAGGTCTTAGAGAAACTCTTTAATAACAGCTAAGGTTCCCTTTCATCCTGGACAAACCTAGTCTATATGGATTTCAAGGTATTGTCAACTCTTTATGATTCTGATATAATAATATCAGTAAAAACTATGTTATATGGCTGTCAATCACAATTATGGTACTATGGCAAGACCTAAGAAATCGGAACATTATGTTAATAACAAAGAGTTCCTAAACGCTCTAGAGAACTATTTTGCAGAGGTAGAACGAGCAAAACTCAACGATCAACCAAAACCACAGATCCCAAGATATATTGGTGAGTGTTTTTTGAAGATTGCAAATCATTTATCATATAAACCCAACTTTGTGAACTACATGTTCAAAGATGATATGATTTGTGATGGTATTGAAAATTGTGTAAGATACGTTCATAACTTCAATCCTGAGAAATCAAAGAACCCATTTGCTTACTTCACTCAAATCATCTACTATGCATTCCTGAGACGTATTCAACAGGAGAAGAAGCAACTGGAGATTAAGAATAAGATTCTGGAGAAGACCAACTTCGATGAGGTCTTCGATGCGAACGAGCTTGACAGTGGGAACTACAGCGACTACAATTCCATCAAAGATGCCGTTCACATCAAACTCCGTTATCAATGAAGGTTGCCATCATAACCGACACTCACTATGGTGCTAGGAAGAATTCTAAACTCTTCCATGATTACTTTGAAAAGTTCTATCGTGATGTCTTTTTTCCCAATCTAAAGAAGTATGGTATCGATACCGTAATCCACATGGGGGATGCGTTTGACAGCCGTAAAGGTATCGATTTTAAAGCACTTGATTGGGCAAAGAGAGTGGTGTTTGATCCTATGAGAGAATTGGGGATCACAATGCACCTCTGTGTCGGTAACCATGATGCATACTATAAGAATAGTAATGAAATCAACTCTGTTGAACTTCTACTCACAGAGTATGATAATGTCATTCCCTATTCAAAGGCAACCGAGGTAAATATTGGTGGACTAGACATTCTTTTCATACCTTGGATTTGCGAAGACAATGAGAAAGAAACTCACCAACTTATTAAAAAGACTAATTGCCCGTTCGCGATGGGGCACCTTGAACTCAACGGATTTAGAGTTAATCGACAGATCGTCATGGATCATGGTCGTGAGAGCGAGCTATATTCAAAGTTCACCAAGGTCTTCAGCGGTCACTACCACACTCGATCGGATGATGGACGGATCTTCTACTTGGGAAATCCATACGAAATGTTCTGGACAGATGTATGTGATCGGAGAGGACTCACCGTCTTTGATACAGAAACTCAAGAACATTTTCACATAGACAATCCTTATCAACTGTTCCACAACATTTACTATGAGGACACCGACCATCAACTGTTTGATGTTACCGTGTACA